AAGGACATCCCCGCGATGCACCCCGCTCATATCGCTATCTGTGCTGACTTCGTCAAGATGCTCGATGCGACGGTCGGGTTGTACATGACTATCATCGACAAGGATGGTGCTCGTCGACGGGAGTTGTACGGCAAAGCCGGTGCCTTCCGGCCTAAGTCGTATGGCGTAGAATACCGCACTCCTAGCAACGCTTGGTTGACTTCCCGTGAACGGTCTAACGCCATCTACGAGCTGTGTCATTTCGCTGTCGGTCGCATGACGAATGGCGCCTCTCCTGAAAATGTCTGCTATCTTCCCGAAGAAGAAATGATTCGCATCATCGACGAGGGTGATTTCGTCGAAGCTAAGAACGCCTGGCTAAATTTTCTGAAGATGTACCATATCTCTGACCAGTTCAGGGCGCACCTTCTCAGCGAGATCAAGAAGAGGGAGGCGGCGTGAGATGTCGACGAATTACTTCTGGGAAGACACGACTCAGGCAATCGAGAGGTTGTCTGGGACTTATGTCCTCTACGGAGACGAGCCTGTTCATGTTGATCGTATCGACGAGGAGACTCCGATTGCCGATATACGATTCGTGAACGGTACGCGCTCTCGTCTTAACCTCTCGGATGAGAAGTTCCATCGTTTCCGGAAGTTGCCTGTCTGCGGATGGGTCAATGCGGAGCGGCTAGGCAAGGCTTATCTCGTTGAGCGTAGGATGGTCCGTAATCGGCAGCACGGCCTGTCGAATAACAACGTCCAAGTCGGAGAACTCTCGGAAGGGTCTGGGCAGATTAACTGGCGAGAAAGGAACTTCGGCGATATCGCAAGGGATGTAGGTTATGTCTCAGCTTGTCGAGGCGATTACCCGAAGTTGGAACGCGTCTTCGAGGCTATTCGAGACAATTCAACTCTGGCTCTGTCACCACTCTACGCAATGCATCGCGACGAATACGGCCTACGTTGGCTATATCGTCACAGCAATAAAGTCGGGATGTTTGCTGATACTGTTTCTCTTCTTCTGCTACGTAATGGAGTATTTCTACGAGAGGAGATCCTTGAGACTGAGGCGTTGCCTCTCCAGAATATCCGGGAGATTTAAGATGTCTTTCATCGAGAAGTACGAGAAGGCCGAGAAGAAGGGTGTTCGCGGGATTCCCAACTGGGAAATGTCTCGCCCCTATCCGCCCCCGAATGCACTGGGAGATGTAGGTCTTGAACTCGAAGTAGAGCCTGCGAGAGGTATCAACCTCCCGGCTCAGGGCGTTCTCGGGGCTGTTATCGGCCCTAAGACCAAGGCTCAGTGGCTAGTCCATCAGGACGGCTCCCTGAGGAATGGAGGCTTGGAGTATGTCCTGAGTCAGCCGTGCCTCGAAGAGGAGCTGGAAGGGCTGTTTACGGGGCTTTATAGGGTATTTGAGAGGGCAGGGACCGTATTGAATCTCTCAAACCGTTGCTCGACCCACGTCCATGTCAACGTAGGGGGTTATAAGGTCAACGAGTTGACTGCTGTCATCATCCTCTGGACGATGTTCGAGGAGATGCTCGTAAACTTCTGCGGCGAGCAGCGGAAGACGAATCACTTCTGTCTGACGGCTAAGGAGTCCCCTGCAACGCTCCAGGCTTGGGAGAATTTCCTGAACACGGGGATTATCCGCTTTCCCGACGGGATCAAGTACTCCGCATTGAACATCCGTCCGATCACGACACAAGGTAGCTTCGAGTACCGCTGTATGCGAGCGGAGAAGTCCCCTGAGCTTCTGATCCTCTGGTCGAAGTTCTGTCTGGCTCTGACGCGGTACGCTCGGAAGTACAAGAACCCTTCGTTGATTGCCAATGAGCTGTCTGAGCGCTCCGGCATCGATATCTTCATGGAGATCTGCGAGGGAGCTGACATCCTGCCCTTTGCTGATCTCGTGATGAAGACCGAAGGCAACGAGAACTTTTACAAGATGTCTGTGGAAGGCTTCCGTCGATGCCAGCAACTCTCCTTGGGATTCCCGTGGCCGGCTTGGGAGGAGATGATTGGTCAGGCCCATATTCCTGATCCGTTCAATCGAAAGGCTAAGACTACAACCGAAACGAGAGCCGATCCGGACTTCGAGATTCCAGCTCTTGAGGACGAAGGTCGCCCGCGAGGAGTTCGTATCCGACCTGCCCCACGGCCTGAGGATGTAGGACTGCCGCCTGAAGACTTCCAATTCAATGCTGCGATGAACGCCTTCCAAGGATTCGAACCTGTTCCTCCCAATCTTGATAGAGTTATCAGAGAGCGGCAAGAACAACTAGAACGGGCCTTGCGTGTAGCGCGAGAGGGCCCAGGCAATCCCCCGCCTGCCCGCCCTGCAGGCCCCTTCGACGAGAACCCTGATTGGTAAGGAGACTGAGAATGAAGAAATATCGTATCCTTCCTTACAAGCAGGGCAGTCGTTCGGCTCGTGCCCTGGCTAACGCGCTGAACGGACGAGTCCTAAAGCTCGAAGACTCCCGATACCGACGACAATTCCGAGATCATATCGTCGTGAACTGGGGGAATAACAACCCTCGGACTGACCTGACGATGCTTAACGCTCGGGTCGAACACGCGACTAACAAGTTGGCATTCTTCCAACGTCTTGAAGGTCAGGATTTGACTCCTGCCTTCTGGGTGAGACAGGAGGACATTCCAGATGAAGCATTCCCGGTCGTCTGCAGGACCGTGCTTAACGGGCATTCTGGTGCTGGTATTGTCATGGCTGATAGTCGAGACCAGCTTGTTCCTGCTCCGCTGTATGTGAAGTACATCAAGAAGCTTGAGGAGTACCGTATTCATGTCGGACGAGAGATCAGAGGGCCAGTCGAAGAAGACGGCTTCCAGCCTATTAGGTTCACCATCATCTCTGAACAACGGAAAGTTCGAGATCGAGATCGGGAAGTCACGGACTGGCGAATTCGTAATCATGGTAATGGATTCGTGTTCCAACGAAACGGAATCCAGGTTCCGGATGCTGTACGGGATTCGGCTATGCGATGTATTGAAAGACTTGACATCGACTTTGGAGCAGTGGACGTCATCTGGAACGAACGAGCCTCGCGAGCTTACGTCCTAGAGGTGAACACAGCTCCTGGCCTTGAGGGGCAAACTGTTCTCGACTATGCTGACTTTTTTCGCTCTTTGTGAGCAAAGCGATCAATTAGGAGTATTGCGTGATGTTTAACGTTCGTAGGCACGGCGGCTCTTGCTGCGGTATGTCTCATATCTATGCTCTTGATTCTCTTTATTATCGAGAGGGCACACCCCAATACGAAGTCTTGAAAGCCGAACGCAGGAAGCATATTGTCGCCGCCTGCAACCGAGCCTTCACTAATAACAAGCTTCGAGGGTGGTGGCGGGAAGGCAGAGGTGTACATCTAATCGAGGCGGTTACCGCTGAACGCAATGATGATCCCTTCGGTCAGACCAGACATATCGGACCAATTCTGGGAGAGCTTGGCTTTGAGATTGTCACCACCTTTCGGAATGCTAACTCCGGGAACGAGGTAACAGTCTGGCATCTGCTGATGGATAAAAAGATCACTTGACAATCTCGTCGGAATATGTTACAATAACGGTACAGAGTAAGGGAAACTTACCATGCGTTGTGCGATCTGCGATGCCGCTCTCAACGAAGACACGATCTCCTGGAATCACGATCACAAGGAATGGGATCCGTGTCCTGATTGCCTTCGAGCAATCGATGAGGTGTTCAACACGAACTACGACGAGGAAGAGATCACACGTATCCTGATGGATGAGTGGGGAGATTTCCTATCAGAGGAAATTGTTCCTGACCTCGATTTTCCCTCTTGACAACCCTTCAAAAATGTGTTATAATACTCTTAAGAAGGGTATATAAGAAGATTATATCATATAAGATATCTATTAAAGATAATAGTTAATAACAGTTATCATATAAAATACCCTTTATAAGAACCCTTAATAAGAGGGCGCGAAGCCCCGGAGAAAACGAGAATGGCTCAAGCCGTCAAGACTCATCAATCCTGCCCTTCGTGTCAGCACAAAGACTGTCTTTCTGTGTACGATGACGGCAGCACCTTCTGCCATTCGTGCAACAAGACTACCCGTGAATACCTTGTGCTCCGTACTGCGGAGACCGTACAAAAGGAACGCCCCTTCTCTAGTATGTCTCGGATTGCCCGAGGTTTCCCTGAGAGGGGCTTTTCTGCCGAGACGGTCAAGCGGTACTCGGTTGACGTCGGAGGCCCTGAGGCGCCGTATCAGGCAAAATACCCGTTGTTTAACGTGGCAGGAGATCACGTCGGCAACAAGGTCCGGAATCCGGATAAGCAATTCCTCTTTGAAGGCAACGTCAAGGAGGTTGGTTTGTTTGGCCGACATGCTTTCCCCCCGGGATCAGCTCGATACGTCACAGTAGTCGAAGGACAGGACGATGCCCTCGCTGCCTACCAGATGATGGGTAGCAAGTATCCTGTCGTCTCCGTGCACTCAGCTTCAACCGCCGCCCGAGATGTCAAGCGAGACTTCGAATACCTGAACAGCTTTGACAACGTCGTCTTTGCATTCGATGCAGACGAACCCGGCAAGAAGGCTGCCCGAGAAGCCGCAGCCGTCGGACTCCCTCTCCATAAAATCAAAATCCTTTCCATGCGAAAGCACAAGGATGCTAACGACTACCTCCTCTCTCGTGATGCAGAAGCGTTTACGAAGGAATGGTGGCAGGCTCCTGCCTATCGCCCTGACGAACTACGCTTCGGCACTGAGCTATTCGATGACGTCATGGAGCGCAAGGATATCTTCACCGTGGATACGCCATGGGAGGGCCTGAACAAGAAGCGAGCACAGCTCCGCCTCTCCGAGTTCATCGTTGTGACTGCTGACCCTGGTGTCGGCAAGACATCCTTCCTGAAGGCCATAGAGCACAAGCTCTTGACTGATCCTGCCGTCATTGAGAAGGAGTACGGCGTAGGTTTCCTACATCTGGAGGAAAGCAATGGCGACACCGCCCTCGGTCTCCTGTCTATTCATAACTCTCAACCTTATCATCTCCTTCCTCGTGATTCTTGGCAAGAGGACGAACTCCGTTCAGGATTTGATTCTGTACTCAACAACACAAGGGTTGTTCTTTGGGATCACTTTGGGAGTAATTCTGTTGACGCCGTTCTCAACAAAGTACGCCATATGGCAGCTCTTGGATGTAAGTATATTGTTCTGGACCATCTGTCTATTATCGTTTCTGACCAATCAGGGGACGAAAGGAAGCAGTTAGATGAAATCTCAACCAAACTCAAAACCCTTTGTATGGAGTTGGACATTTGTCTTATCGCGGTTATCCATACAAATCGGGCTGGCCAAATCCGGGGGACGGCTGGAGTCGAACAACTTGCGAATATTGTCGTACGTCTACGTCGAGATAAAGACGAAGAAAACGAATGGCGAAGGAACATCACTTCTGTCTCGATTGAAAAGAATCGTTTCTCGGGGATGAGTGGGCCTGCCTGTCATCTGTGGTATAACGCAGAGACTGCCCGGCTTTACGAGTTGGACGAGGAATCGAGCAAAATCTTTAGGAATGGAGGATCGGTAAATGACACGCAAAAACCCTTCTGAGGACTTCTGGGACGAAGATTTCACCTACGGACACGGCCCACACCCTGGAGCCGAAGGCCGCGTCAAAGAGAAGCTCCTCGCTAAGCGAGTGGCCGAACTTGAACGACATGTCGAAAGGATGGATACTTGTATTCTTAGACTTGAGATGCTCGTAGACAATCTTGTGCAGAGGGACTTCTATGTATCTGACCCAGGAACTGGAGAAGATTTGGGCAGGGGACATCGAGGGGAATGATCTCCTCCCCGGCCTGACTCATGTCTGGTGCTTGTGTCTTGTCAACATGCAGACACAAGTAGAAGTCCGACTTAGAAACTACGAAGATATCCGGGTATGGCTGAGAGACGCCATCCGTAATGGCAATAAGATTGTTTTCCACAATGGTATTGGATATGACGCACCTGCCCTAAACAAGATCGTAGGCACGACACTCAACCCGTCGAACATTATAGATACCCTAGTCATGAGCATGGTCTACGCACCTTCGGGTAACATCGCGGGTGTTCATGGCCATGCTCTTGATGATTGGGGGGTACGTCTCCGCTTTCCTAAGACTGAATGGAACGACTTTACAAAATGGTCGAAGGAGATGGAAGACTACTGCATGAACGACAGCCATCTCTGTCGTCGTATTTACCTAGCCTTGCGTGAACGTATGCTCTCTGTCGGGTTCACTGACGAGGGCCTAGATATCGAGCATAGATCATGGGGATTGATCCAGCAGCAGAAAAAGAACGGCGTCGCCTTCGACTACGAAGGTGCCAGTCTCCTCCTCGCAAAAGTCCGAGAAAAGGAAAAGGAGCTTCAAGATGACATCCACAGAATCTGGCCTCCCGTCCTTACAAGAGTTTTTACAGGGGCTAAGGCTCGTAAGGCGAATGGAGAAGAAACTGCGAATTTTGGAAGACACCGTGAACAGTATGATGATGTTCGGGAGTTGGACGGAGGACAGTACGACTGCTATCAATTCGTCAGTTTCAACATTGGAAGCCCTGCTCAAAGAGTTCAAAGACTGCTGGAGCTTGGATGGGAACCAGAAGAGTTTACAAAGCCATCAGCTACGCACCCTAATGGACAACCTCAGCCCGTCACAAAGGGAAGACTTTCTCCATCTCTTGAGCGTTTCGTCGAGCAGTCAGGCAATGAAGGGGCTCGTCTGATTGCTAAATGGATTGACTTTAATGCCCGTGGGAATATGATTAACACGTGGATGGAGGCTTATAACCATGAAACTCGCTGCATACACGGCCAGTTGTGGCTCGCAAATACTCTTCGTTATCGCCACTCTAATCCTAATACCGCTAATATTCCTGCTGTACGAGTTGGTAGTGACGAACAACCACTTCGCGGTGAGGCCGGAGTATACACGTATGAGGCGCGTGATCTTTGGTGTACTCGTGACAGGCATCGCCGTAGTCTGGTGGGGGTTGATGCTAAAGGGATCCAGCTGCGTGTACTTGCTCACTATCTAAACAACGAGGAGTTCACAGATGCTGTCCTCAATGGAGACCCCCACAGTTACAACCAAAAGATTGGAAACTTTAGAACACGCCCTATTGCAAAAACTTTCATATACTCTTTCTTGTTGGGCGCAGGAGATGCGAAGATCGGGCAAATCATTGGAGGAGCGCCGGCAGACGGCCGAAGACTTAAAAAGCTCTTTGTCGGCAACTTTCCTGGATTGTCAGATCTACTTGATGACCTTGAGCGACAGGTGGAAAGAACTGGAAGAATTATCCTTTGTGACGGGACACCCCTTGCAGTCACAGCTCCACACACACGTCTTGGATACCTACTACAGGGAGATGAGTCCCGAATCATGAAGAAGTCGGCAATACTCATCGCTCAGGAAGTCGCACGTCAGAAGCTTGATGTATTGAAAGTTTTAGATGTTCACGACGAGTTTCAGTTCGATGTTAAAAAGGAGGACGTTAATGCTTTCGTCAGAATTTGTGGCTCCTGCTTTGCTAGGGCTGGCGCTCATTTCAATTATCGTGTTCCTATTGCGTGCTCCTCGGCCGTAGGAGAAACGTGGGCTTGTACCCATTGACGATTTCGCTTGACAGATCTTGAAAATTATGTTATAATGTCGGTACGGAGGTGAGAGAAGTGACATGAAATTTTCTCTAGTATCTGACCTACACCTAGACCATCCGCAACCGAAGACCCCGTACCACCTCCTAGAGGAACGGGTGATCGTTGCAGGTGACACGGCTAACGGTCTTGAAGGCTTAAAGTTCCTTCAGAAGCTGAAGAACAAAGGTCATATAGTCTACGCCGTAGACGGCAACCATGAGCACTACAGGAACTACTCCCAAGGCCGCCATCATACCGAGACGACGGCGCGCTTCCGTGAAGAGCATCCTCGCTACCACGATGGCGAAGTCCCTGTCGTTCTCGCCTCTGGATGGTATCTCGTTAAGGACGAGGAGAAGTGGCGGGACTACATGAACGATAGCAAGTATTGTTCTCTATCGGCTGAAGAGGCGAACCATCTAGCAATTCTGGAATTCCGTTCCATAAAAGATAGGTTGAAAGAATGGCGGGACTACCAGAAGAAGGGAATCGTCGTCACCCATACCGCCCCTTGTACGGAGACTCTCAACCCTAGATACGAGGGTCACTTCAGCAACGAATGGTATTGGAATCCTTTGATGCTTCCTCTTCTAGAGGAGTTCAAAGACCAGATCCTTGTGTGGTGCCACGGGCATACGCATGCAGCAGCAGATAAGAATGTTTTAGGTGTGCGAGTAGTTTGTAATCCTCGGGGATATCC